CGAGCAGTTCGCAAAATCCCACCCCTCCATTTGGAGTACAGATTTTTCTGCCTCTACCAAGAAACACGTACCCGTTCGCTTTATGTTGTCTTTAGTCCAGTTCAATCCATACAGATTCAACGACAATGGATGACTATACCATTTACCTTCAATTTGTACAGGCATATACTTACCCACATTCTCAACTTCCCATTCGTTGAGTGCGCGCCCTCGTATTCCAACAAGTTCACCTTTTGGATTATAATGTGGTATTATAATCTTATTTTGTGGTACTGAATAACGTATATTAAATTTTTCCATACTCGTTTTAGTAATACCATCGTTTAACCACTCCGGAGGATAAAACTTTGTAAATACATCAATTATTCCATTCGGATATGTCGGAAGCTCTATACGCTCGGGCGCAGCGTACGTATCTCGTATACGCTGATACCTCTTCGGCGCAAAGCCGTCTGGCCTACGATAATTACTACAATCAAGAATTACCTTATATATATCTTGATACCAATCGTAATCATATCCTCTACACTCATAATAATGTTTAAGAAATTTAAAGATTGACATATTACCACACTCTGTATAGCATACAAAGAGGTGATTATTTTCATAATAATATAATTTCATAGATGCTTCATCGGCATCTTCATTATGACAAATAGTTGGAAAGATTACATATCCTGGTTTTTCAATATAATTATCTGCACCAAGTGTTTCCATTAATTGAATTACTTTTTGTGTATCTAATTGCTCAACTATACCTTTATAATCAATCAATTACTTCACCTTGATTTAACCTTTCTACTATTACCTTAAAATGTTCATCTTCAGAATCTTCCCAACTTTTAATATTATAATCAGTTCTTGTATAGAAGTCTTCAACTGGGTCCATTCGTGAATCTGTAATAAATAAATCTCTTTTCTTTAAAGTTCCCAAATTCATATCAGACCAAATTCTTACCTGCGTCCATTCACCACTTCTGACTTTAAAAATATCAGTTACTAAGTTCGGTTTATTCTCTGGATGATTTTCATACAGCGGCGCGAGAACCTCTAATTCTTCCTTTGTTGGTCTTGCCATAATCGCACCATTATCAGCTTTATTAATTGTACTGCGGCCGCCCGCTAATGAACCTTCATTTCTTATATCTTTATTGTCATCACCTTTTGCATTAAGCTGGGTTGACGTAAACATAGCCACATCCAACTCAACAGCTAAATCTTTTAGCGCCGTTGCAAACATCAACAATACCTCATCGTTTCTTAACGCAAAACCTTTAAATTCATTTAACAATGATGGTCCAATAAATATATAGTCATAAAATACATAACCTATATCATATACAATACAATTTTCTCTCACAATTGTTTTAACTGACTCAATTGTTGGATTCGGCATTTTAACAAGAATTAAATTATTATATTTTTCCATCAGTGCAATTGCTTGTGTTATTACTCCACGCTCTCTATCAGAAAAATCTGCATATTTAAATCTTGTTGCATTTATATCTGTTAAGTAAGCCAAAATCATTGTTCTGACTTCTTTAAATCTTTGCTCTGTTACAATAAATAAAACCTTTTCACAATTTCCAACCTGTTCCCATTCACAAGTCGTACTATTATATCTAATCGGATAAGCCAAATAACACGCATCAGCTACCGCATTTCTTGTCTTACCTACACCAGATGCGGCCGACCTAATTGTTAAAGTTCCTTTCTTTGCTCCATCAATAACTTGGTTAAAAATTTCTCCCTGTATCGGCATACCAATTTCATACGCCGCGCCAAGTTCATCGACTAATGTGTTCATTCCTTGAGCTGCAGATTCAACTTCTATTTCATCAGTTGTTTCATATTTGGCTTCAACACCTAATAATTTTTTTCTAACTGCATCAGTTATCAGTTTCGGACTTAACATATTAAAAGCCTGGTTAATTTCTTCGGCTTTTGGATTTAATAAATCTTCGCAATAAAATTCGCTTGTATCAAAACCCTGCTTTTTTAAGTCCTTAAGTAAATTAAACATCTTAAAACGATTATAATAGAAGTCAAAATTATCAACTTCTGATAACTCTATTATATCTTGCAGATATTCAATTCCATTTTTGTCTTTAAATAATTTTGCCGATACTTGGTCTGGTTCTATAAAATTTTCTATATCTATAGGTTGTATTTTTGTTGCTCCGTTTCTATACAACCCATTAATTGCCATAAAAATTGACCGCTCGAATCTTGAAGGAAAATCAGTTAGAATGAATGAATATTTATCTATTTCACTCAATAACTGCGGTTTCTTCATCAAACAGCCGAGTATCTGTTGAGTATCTCGTTTATCTATCATTTTCTAACTTTACCCTCTTTATAAAATTCTATATTAAACCACAGCCACATAAATTGACATGAATATGTAATACCACCATTTTTGAGTTGACTAATTTCAATGGTCGGAAGAAGATAAATAGATTTATAATAGGTTTTCCAACTAATACCACGTCTTCTATTACGAAAAATCATATTATTCCTCGTCCTCCAAATCATCCAACACACTAAAATCAACCTGATGTTTCGTTTTAGGTTTTTTAGTTACACTAACTTTAGTTCTTTCTGCAGCTGCGCGCATCTGACGTTCAATCTCTGCGATTGTTCCAGCAGACTGACGTTCTCGCGCGGCCCAGTACGCACAAGCATCACTGTATATAAAAGGAACTATACCAATTCCGCCATGTCCTTTTTCCCAATCACCGTGCTTTATCTCATAAAAATATTTCAATGCAAATAAGATGCCCTTATTGGTCATCTTCTCTTTTAAAAACTTTTTACGTTGTGCTTCACACACCCAATAATCATACGCGGCTTTGAGGTCGCGCGCGATAAAGTCATAAATTAAATCTACATAATCTTCATCATTGTCGGGTTGTGCTTTCTTCCAATTCTTATAACACTGCCTATGGTAATAATAATTACGTGATGGCATTATCCAATCATCTTTTTCTTTGTCTATTTCAATATTACAAATCCTACATTTTGCCATATCAAAACTCCTTTCTTCTTTATTATATTATAACACAAAAATGAAAATAAGTCAAATTTAAAAAGAGTAGGCTTAACCTACTCTTTCTAACTCTATTTTCAATTCTGTTTAACCATATCTCTCATTTCTAATACAACCAATTGCATTAGATCAACCTGGTCTTCTGTAATTTCTGAAAGCTTTAATTTTCTTCCAAAAATCATTTCAACTTTCTTTAAAATTTTCTCAGCATTATCGGCATCAGCAGTAACAAGTTTTGCCCATAACTTCGAGGCTTCATCTCTTACATCTTCAAATTTTAATTGTTCTTCTATCTGTTGCTCGCTTTTCTCTACTACCTTTGCGCCATCTAACTTTTCACTTTTTTCAATGGCTTCAATAATTGCATCTACTAGTTCTTGATAACCAAACTTAATTTTAGGAGCAAGATATTTAAATCTACTGCCCGCCATTACAGTTGGTGTCTTCCTTGTGTAAAGCCAGCGTTCTGCATTACCATCTTCATCCCAAGTAATATCAATATATCCAATAATATCTACTAACTGATTAACTATATCATATGCACGCTTTGGAATGGCAGGTCCAAGTATTTCTACTTCAGAATCATCTGCTCTTTTCTCAATGCGCTTCTCTACATGAGCAATTACAACTAATCCATAGCCAAGCTGAGTAATTTTACGCAAACAAGTTTCAAACTCACGCTTTGCGGCGGTATAACCACCCCCCCAAGGTATATCTGCTATTGTTTGCACTCCATGCTGAGCACATACATACTGTTCGCATAAATCCCAAGCAATTCCAACTGTATCAATGGTAATTGTATTATACTTTTCTTGAGCTTCCGGTTTTTCAAGTTGTCTTAAAATTAATTTAAAATCAGTCCATTTCTTAATATCTACAGCCATAGCACCAGAGATTGCATTCCAACCATGCTCAAAGCCGCATAGTAAATTTTTTGGAAATTGACAAGCAAGGGAAGTTTTGCCTACCTTTGGTAAAGAGTAAAGACAAACAAACTTCCCTCGTAAATCTCTTGATATTACCGATGGCTCTAGATTCAAAATATCAATTCCAGCCATCATTTATCTCCTTAAAATCCAAGGTCAGCAAACCCATTCTTTGTAGACTGCTGCGGCGCCTGTCTTGTGGCCGCTCTAGACATATCTCTATCTTTCTGCTTCTCAAGTCTAATCTTTCTTTCTGCAAGAGCGTTCTGAATCTCTGCATTATCGAAAGCATAATCACCCTCAAGTGGCTCCTGCGAACCTCCAGTGATGATAAGGTCGCTTCTATTGATAGTTCTTGTCTTCTCAATTGGCTCACCAAAATCAACTTCCTCGATAATTGTCTCGGTTGTTGCAGAGAAATCAAGTCTACCATTTGCCTTAACAGTATTACCAACTTCCCAATAAGTAGATACTGCGCTGATTACGCCCTCGCTCTGTGCGAACATAGGAACGACATCAACCTTTCCACCATACTGCGGAATAATTGCATCAATTCTATATCTACCTGTAGCTTCTCCATTTCTATCAATCTCTTCACTCTTGTTAGCAACTACAAACTCTGCTGTATAAGTTGCTTCCGGCTTGCACTCAGCCTTAGAAATGCGATTGACAAATGAAGCATTAATTCTTGGGAAGGAAATGAGTCTACCATCTGCGCTATAATACTCATTCATACGAATACTTGCATTAGTGATACGAACTCTGTCTGCGCCATCTTCACCATTGTCAGATGCTGCGATACTTACATACTCATCAGCAATTTTCTTAATTGACTCATATGCTGGGTTCGGTGTACCCTTATTTGTCAGCTTCGAAGCAAACATGTGAAC